CAGCGCACTGCTGCAGCAACTGGTCGTCGGCAAGCCACGACGCAGGCCAACATGGCGGGCGGTGTGCAGAAGGGTCTCGCAGCAAAGGCGCGCGCTGAGGACTTCATGACCGACGCGCAGGGCAACGCGTTGGTTCGAGGTGTCGAGGAAGTGGCGGGCTACGTCGCGCCACTCGCAGGCTGGTTGCAGAAGGCGAACATCCTGTTGGGCATCATCGCCGGTCGCAGTGTGCTCGGTGCCGGTGGTGGTGTGGTCAGTGCAGCCCGCGCGGCCGTCACCAGGGGTGGCTTTGGGTTCTCTGGCACTGGACGTGCTGCGGGACTGGGCGCTGGTGTCGTCGGCGGTGCAGTGCTTGCTGCTCCTGCTGTTGCAGCCACGGCGGCCGTCCTCGCGATCCACGGTGCGGCAGTCAACAAGGAGGTGGCACAGCACGCCTTCAGTGACGCGGGCTCGGGGCTCATCGGTGCATTGATCAACCAGGCACGCGCGTGGGGACTGACGAACAACCCAGGATGGATGGCTGAGTGGAAGCGAAGCGTCGAGCCGCTGGTCACGAAGGCGACGTCGAGCGGGAACTCGGCCGACCAAGACCGCGCCGTCAGCGCACTGCGAGCCCTCAACCACAGGTACAAGTCGTCGTACGGCGTAAGTGGTGGCGGTGGGTCTACCCAGGGCGGAGGTAACACCACCGGTGGAGGTCAGAACAGTGGCAGCACCGCGCAGGCCACCGGCGTCGTCACTCAGGCGATCCACACCGCCGAGCGGTTCCTCGGCACTCCATACCGGTGGGGCGGCTCGTCACCGCGTACCGGCTTCGACTGCTCGGGTTTGACACAGTGGTCCTACAAGGCGGCCGGTATCAACCTGCCGCGTACCGCCGCCCAGCAGCAGGCCGCCACCAAGCCGGTCAGTCCGAACCAGACCGCACCTGGTGATCTGCTGTTCCTGGGCAACCCGGCGCACCACGTGATGATGAGCATCGGTGGCGGCAAGGTGATCGAGGCCCCGCACACCGGTGACAACGTGAAGATCATCAACTTCCCATCGAGTGCAGCCGACGGTGGTGTGCACCGCGTCATCGGCGGAGTGAAGCCCGGCGGCGCCATCATGGGCAGTGGTGCCGGTGGTGATGCCGGTGACATCACTGGTCAGACCCGAGTCTCCGGTGGCACTGGTGCCATGCTGGGGGGCGACGGGATGTTCGGTCCGTCGAGCACCGGCGGAACGCTGGCGAGTGCGCTCGGTCTGCTGGGTGCTGCAGGTATCTCCATGGCCGCATCGCGCGCAGCAGCGAGCAGTGGCGGTCAAGGCCCACCGACTGGAGCGATGCCGCGCGGCAACGTCAAGCAGTGGATCAGCAAGGCGCTCGGCATCATGCACATGGACACGCCGAAGAACGAGTCCGACGTCTACATCATCACGTCGCACGAGTCGAGCAACAACCCGCGCTCGATCAACAACTGGGACTCAAATGCTGCGGCGGGACATCCGTCTGAGGGCATCATGCAGACGATCCCGTCGACTTTCGCCGCTCACGCCATGAAAGGTCACGGCAACATCTGGAACCCGGTCGACAACATCATCGCCGGTGTGCGCTACGCCATCGGTCGTTACGGGTCACTCGACAACGTCCCCGGTGTCAAGGCTGTGCACAGTGGCGGGAAGTACGTCGGCTACGAGACCGGCAAGTGGCGCATCGCTCGTGACGAGTTGGCCAACCTGCATCGCGGGGAGATGGTCGTACCAGCAACGACGGCCGAGAAGTTGCGGCAGATGGTCACCGAGCAGGCCGCCCCGCGCAGTGGTGGGCACATCCCCTCCCAAGGACGCCGCGCTCTTCCGGTCCGCATCGTCTTCCACGTCGATCACGCTACTGAGCAGGAGATTAAGCGGGCAGCGCACACCTTCATCCAGGAGGTCGAGGACCACTCGGACCTGATGCTGGTGGGTGAGTACTGATGGGTCGAATCTTTCTCCCCGACACGAATCCGGATACCTACACCGTCAGTGATCCGCCGACCAACACCGAGCGCTCGATCAAGCCGCCGGGTGCTGGCACTGTCCTCAAGCAGCAGCAACATGACGCGCGCAACAACCCGTTCTACGGGCTCGCGAACGGTCCGCAGTTGGCTCGCGGTCAGATGTACCAGGCCGTCGCCGGGACACTGCCAGGATCGAAGAGCAAGAAGAAGGGCCGCATCGGCTTCGACTTCCTCTACAACCCGACACAGGTGGAGCACGACAACACCGTGCAGTTCTCGGTGCTCCCACCGGCGCAGCAGGGCGCAGGAAGTGGCGGTGGCGGAACTGGTAATGCAGCGGCAGCCCTCACACCGGGCTCCGCGCAGGTCTCCTGGGATCTCATCCTTGACCGCACCTACGAGGTCTGGAAGAACCCCCGGCACCCAGGTGTGCTCGCCGACGTTCGGCAACTCGAAGCGATGGTCGGCTACACCCCCGAGTCACCGTTCATGGAGGCGACAGCGGTTTACGTGGTCTTCGGTGATCCGGCGCAGGCGTTCAGCGGTCGACAGAACGTGCTCTGGTACTACGGCTGGCTGCAGAACTACTCGGTGATCTACACCAACTGGACGCAGTACATGGTCCCCTACCGCGCCGCGTTGTCCGGTGTCTCACTGCAGATCGTGTCGAGCAGTTTGTCGGCCAAGAAGTTTCGTAAGTTGCTGAACAACCAGAAGACCTCATACTCCGGTGTCGACACCTCAGCCGGGGTGGTGACAGGCGAATGACCATCTACCAGGGCTCACGTTACGAAGACGAGACAGTGGTCTCGATCATCGGTGTCGACGGACGTCCGCACGACGTCGTGATCGACAACGTCTCGCGGCTTCCCGCGCAGTTCACGTTCTCCTACTACACGACGGTGCAGGGCGACCGCGCCGACAACATCGCGATGCAGTTCTTCGGTGATCCCGAGCAGTGGTGGGCACTCGCCGACGCGAACCCCAACGTCCTGTACTGGGAGAACCTCCCGGTTGGCCTTCGACTGAGGATTCCCGATGGCCTACCCGGTTAATGCCTCGGTGAGGTTCCCGACGCGGCCGACGGCGAAGGCCAACCTGATCGGTGTCGAGGTGCTGCAACGCGAGTACGCCCACGAGGTGTGCGCACTGAACCTGCGCAACACCCCCACGGCCAACGCCACCTTCCGTGAGGGCACGCCGGTCGAGGTGCAGTGGGGCTTCTACCCGCGCAACTACGCCAAGTTCGTCGGCTATGTGCTGCACGCCAAGCCCAAGGAGGATCGCGAGAAGCGCACTTCATTGGCGCAGGTGGTGTGCATCGGTGCGACCTACTACTTCAAGGACTCCAACCAGCGGATGTTCCTGCACCATCGTGGCGAGACCGTGGTGGCGGCCATCGCTGCCGACGCGCATTTCGATGCGGTGTACGACGACTCAGCGACGGTGTGGCCGATGCTGGCGAGCCCGGGGCTGACCGACTGGCAGTTCTTGGTCAAGGTCGCCAAGCAGCGGGGCGCCACACTCATCGCGCGCAACACCGCGCTGTACTGCTACGACCCGGTGAAGTATCTGCTCGATCAGATCGATGGCTGGCCGGTGATCAAGTTCACCGACACCGACGGCGGTCCGGTGCACATCGCGCGGTCGGAGGCGGTCATCGGCAGCGGCGAGACCACACAGCCGTTCCGGATTCACGACGTCACCTTCATCGACCCCACCACCAAGGCCGTAGTGCACGCTACGGAGAACCTCTCGCGTGAGCACTTGGCCGATGTGCAGTACCTGCCGACGTTCACCCAGCACGTGCACACCCCGGCGACCAGCCAGTCGCTCGCGCAGGCCGAGGCAAACGCGCTGGGTTTGCAGCATCGGTTCAACCAGAAGTTGAAGACTCGCATCCCCGGTCGGCCGAAGATGGTCGCCGGTGGTGGTGTCGTCCTGTCGGGCTACGACAATGAGACCGACGGGCTCTGGTTCGTCAGCGAGGTCCGCCACGAGGTCAACACTGAGGTACACCCCGCGACCTACTGGACCAACCTCGTGCTACTGCGAGACAGCCGCTCGAAGACAGGGGCACCGGCGCAGCCGCCACGTGCTGTCCGTCGGACCACCAGCAACTCGCCGCGCCTCAACGCGCCGGTGTTGGTCGGTGACCGGTACCAGAGCCCGCGCCAGGAGACCTATGTGCTCCGCTACGGAAAGTTGGCAGCCTGATGGGTACCGAGATGGCGGTGCCGTTCAGCATCGACTCCACGGGCTCGGTGGCCACTACCGATGACCCGGCGCAGCAGGCGATCAACCACATCGTCTCGATCATCGGCACCAACCTCTACCAGCGGATCATGAACCCGCTCTACGGTGTCGACCTCGACGCAATGCTGTTCGCCAACAACGACGGCGCTGTGCAGAGTGCGCTGATCGCTGACATCTCGGCCGCCATCGCCACCTACGAGCCCGGTGTGCAGGTCGAGAACATCGTGGTTCTCCCTGACGCCACCGAGGAGAACGCACTAACGGTTCGGGTCGAGTTCTCCCTCGTCACCGCAACCGGCGCTGCTGCTACGACCTTGACCGCTGTCGTCACCACAGCCGGAGGGGTGGTGGACGTCAATGGCTGATCCGCATGGGCAGTTGGGCGGCGTCTACCAGGCCGTCGTCGTCGATACCAACGACCCCGAAGAGTCCGGCCGGTTGACGGTCAAGGTCGCCGCCACCACCGGGAACCACGCTACGGACTGGATCAGTGGTATCGACTCGGGTGAGGCACCGCAACCTGGCGACGTCGGATGGGTCGCTTACCAGAGCGGCGATGTGCGCTACCCGGTGTGGTTGGGCTTGGCGACCCAGTCACAGCAGGAAGTGCTGCCGCCACTGCGCTCGCGTTCGCGCACCGACTACACCACTCAACTGACCCAGGCCGGTGCGCACGAGATCTCACGAGTTCGTCTCGGTCTGTCGTTCCAGATCTTGCACATCAGCATGAGCGCGCCAGCGCGGGTGCGGCTGTACAGCCGTGTGGATGCGCAGGAGGCCGACCTTGGTCGGCTCATTACCGACAATCCTGTTGTCGGTGCTGGTGTGATTCTGGATGTGCTGACCGGCGACACCCTCGACTTGGACATCATGCCCGTCATCGCGGGCTCCAATATGGAGGTCCACCCCACGCCGGAAATCCCCGTCACCGTTACTCCGATTGCCACCGGAGTCGTCAGTGTGACTTTCACCTTTGTGCGGACGGAGTAACGATGACAGCGGTGTCCTCAGCCATCAACATGGACTCGACCACGGATGCGAACTTCCGCACCTGGGGCCAAGCGATTGCAACAGCACTGCAGTCCTGCGGCATGGTGCAGACCACTGACACGGGACAGATCAACTGGTCGACAGTTACCCGGGTCACCACGAACGCCACTGAGAACATCAACGGTTACGAGATCTACAAGTTCAGTGATTCGCTGCAGTCGTCAAAGCCGATCTTCTTCAAAATTGAGTACGGCCAGGAGAATGCGGGCTGGGGTAATGCCCCCACCAACGTCGCTGCGCGGCCGGTGATCATGGTCACGGTCGGAACCGGTAGCAGCGGCGCTGGTGCGATCACCGGGCAAATCCTTTCGCGCACCCGACTGACTGGTGTTCCGTCGCCCGCCAACAGCGTCGGTTCCGGTGGTTCAGGTCAGCCGACTGCTCCCGTGCAGTGCTACTTCTCGGGCGACGGCTCCTACATCGCGATGGCGCTCGGTGCGATGACAACCATTCCGACCTGGCAGGTGCAAGCCTCGACGCAATACCCGGCCGGATTCCCGGCGTACTTCGTTATTGACCGTATTCGCGACACGGCGGGTGCCACCACCAACCACGGCGTCTTCGTTCTTGCGGTTGTCTGGATACCGACTGGAACAAACGACAATACGGCTGCGACTGCGCCGGGTGTCGCGTTCATTATGGATTCGTTCACCGGCGCAGGCATTGGGGCGACAGATTCCTACGTCCCAATATCGTTCCCCGGCAATGGATTCTCCAGCAGCAGTATCGGTGGAACGATTTACTTCTGGCCACTCCCTCTTGCGTCGGCTGTTCCTGAGCCTCAAGCCCTAGCGTTGTTAGGGGTTTACAAGAACGACATCCTGGTCGGCACAACGGTTCCGATCACGGTGCTGGGGTCGTCGCACACCTACATTGCGCTCACCGGGCAGCGTTGTGCACCGAGTTCGTTTATGACGTCCGGCGGTCTCATGATGAGGTACGAGTGACCACCTACACAGCCGTGACTTATCCGGTGAACTCGCGAGTTCGCACCGTCGCCATGGCGGGGAAGTTCGCCTACGACTATCCCGTCGTCATGGGCGGGAAGACGATCAGCGGCACGGTGTTCGACACCAGCGGCACACCGGTGAGTGGTGCGACTGTGCTGCTGTTCCGCGACTCGGACCAGTTCTACTGCGCCTCAACCACCTCGGATGGTTCGGGCAACTACTCCTTCACTCGTGAGAGCAGCGACTCCAACACCTACTACGTCAAGGCGTACGCGGTTTCGGGTGGGAGCACACAGATTCACGGCACGAGCGACAAAGGTCTGGCGCCCGTATGACGCCCGGCGCGCACCGGCTCGGTGAGAGCATGGGAGCCCAAATCATCGGAGGAGCGGGATGAGTCCGGTCGCGGCCATCGACTACACGAATCGAGACTTCGCGTCTCTTCGTCAGGCCATGCTCGACAACGCCGCTACCCCCGGTGCAGCGGGGTACCTGCCTGCGTGGACCTCGCGTGACAGCAACGACTTTGGTGTCGCACTCGTCGAGTTGTTCGCCTATCTCGGTGACATCGAGTCGTTCTACATCGACCGGGTGGCCAACGAGTCTTACCTCACCACCGCACAGTTGCGTTCCTCGTTGCTCAACCTCGCAGCGATGCTGGACTACCGACCGGATGACGGGCAGCCGTCGACCGTGTCGCTGCTGTTCACGGTGGCGCCGGGTCTTGGTCAGGTGACTATCCCCGCCGGGACGCAGGTTGGGACAGTGGATTCCTCGGGGGCATCATCGGTGGTCTTCGAGACTGACACCGATCTCGTCCTCAACCAGGCATCGAGCGGCCCGGTCACCGGCGTTGTGTCGGCGACGCAGGGCAAGACCGTCAGCGATGAATCACTCGGCACTTCCGACGGCACCGCCTTCCAGATCTTCACCTTGGCGCAGACGCCGGTGATCGATCTGTCCGTGACGGTCTCGGTCGACGAGGGTGCTGGTCCGCTGGCGTGGATCTTCACCGAGCACCTCATCGACGCTGGCCCCACCGACCGAGTGTTCACTACGATCACCGACGCCAACGGCAACACCAAGATCGAGTTTGGCGACGACGTCAACGGCCGTGCGCCGTTCAACGGTGGCGTCATCACTGCGACCTACCGCATCGGTGGCGGAGTGAGTACGAACGTCGGCGCTGGGACGATCAAGACCCTCATCGATGCG